GATCTGATCAAGGCGCTGTTGGCGTCGTTGACCGGCATGACGATGGTGAAGGTGGTGGTCGAGGTCTTGTCTGACCCAAAGTCCAACACGGCGATGGAACGGTTGGCTTTACTGGAGTTGTAGATCAAAGCACACCGTGCTGTAAACGCGCCGGGATTCCACTCCACATTGTCAAAGTCCACAAAGGCCGTGTACCCAGAACTGCTGATGGTCGTGCCGGTCAGCGTCTTGCCACCTGCCACATACCCAGTGCCCGTGATCTCTGCGGTCGTGGTGTAAGCCGTAGTTTCCGCGTTCAGATCCGCATTGGCCGTATACAGCGCGATCTTCAGGACATCCGTCGTGAGATCGTGGATGCCCTGATACAACTCCTTCTTGAAGGAGGTGGTCTGCGTTTGGACGATCGAAGTCATCAGTTGACCTCAACGCGCAGTTGACCGTCGCGGTACGCGTCCATGCGCTGCTTGCCGTCGCCCAGGTTCTTGAGCAGGGCAATAGACTGCATGTACATGCGCTCGTAGAACTGCACCATGTCGGGCTCGCCCTTCATGAACCGAATGGCTTCCACCAAAGCGGCGTTCAGCAGGGCGGAATCGAAGTTGTCGCCCAACCACGTGGTGCCAGTCGGGTTCAACACCGTGTCAGCCATCGACACCGGGTAATAGTAATAGTGGAGTTCCGCCACGAGATTGGCATTGGGCGTCGGCCCAATAATAAACGTCAACTCGTTCACATCGCTCGACTGCGGCCCGAAGATGGCGTAGTGCTTGGGAACTCCCGTGGTAGCCGGATTCGGATATGCCTGCCGGATGAAGTTCACATCCTTGTTCAACAGGTACTCATACGCTCCATCGGCTTTGACGATGGCCAGGGAGTACACCGACAGAAAATCTGACGGGCACTGGAGATACTTGTTTCCCGAGGTCAGCGTACCGGTGACGTTCTTGCGCAGGTTGGCGAGTTGGACCGTGTTGTAGATGCGCTGCTCAGCCTGTTTGGTGAACAGCGCGTACTCGTCCTCAGTGAACGTGTTCTCGCAGATGTCTGCGATGTTGGTCTTCAACTCGGTGTAGTTCATCTACGCCTCACGCACTCAAGCCATCGGGCCTCGTGCCATCGTGCCTTTGGTCGCACAGCCAGTACCACGGATCTTGATGCCCGAAGTCTTGGGTGCGGGGTCGTACCCGTCGCGGTCGATGTTGCCCACGGACATGTTCACGCGGTTAGCCCGCGTGGGCTCCGCCTGAGTACCGTTACCCAGAGCAACTTTGCCGCCCTTCATGGTGTGGGGCTCGGCGTAGACCTCGGCACTGCCGACTTCTTTGCCGCCAACCTTTTTGCTGAACTTTGCCATATCAGCCACCCTTCTTGTAGGTGAACGACGACTTCTTCTGGTTGGCAACCTTTGCCAGTCCACGACCCAACTGTTTCATCTGAAGGTTGGTCTTGCCGCCCTTAGCGAACTTCGTCATGGGCTTGCCAGGGTGCATGGCCTTCTCGTGCTTGTGCACTGCGGAAGCCGCCGTCTTCTTGTCCTGTGCCAGATCTTTCTTGTCCATGATCGACTCCTTACGTCGTTTGGATGGTTACTGTACCAACAGAGGTGGTTGCCACCAAGTAATTTGGCGTCAGACCGACATCACTTGCACGTGCTCCGCCAACCGGATTCCAACCCCACTGAATATCCCGAGAACCGCCGGTTGGAAAACCCGCAAACGTCGAGTTGGGATCCAACTCCAATCCGTTGACGCCTGCCGTAATGTACGTATTGTCCTTGCGAGGGTTACGCACAGCCTGGGGGTCGTCCACCGGGTACATGCCCAGCAGCAACTGCGGATGGTCGGGATCCCAGCACTCCTGGCAGACCAAGAGATCGTAGATCTTTGTCTTAATGATCTCTTTGCGCAGAACCTTGAGTTTGAACTGCTGTCCGCAGCGATCGCACATGGCGATGCTGAACTTGCCAGAGGCGAACCGGTTACCCATTTAGGTATACCCCCCGCCAATAAACATCTGCCGGGGCACAAACCGGATCGCTGCCTTCTCGCGGTCTTCGTCTGCGGCCAACTGCCAAGCCTCTTCGTACTGCGCCTTGAGCGTGTCCATACGCTCCAGAGCCTTGGGAATCTTCATGCTCATGTAGTAGGCCAAGCCTGCCACCATGCACGGGATGAACCGGAACGGGACATCCATGACGTTGACGCCATCTCCGGCGTCCTGCGTACGGCGCAGGCGCCAGTACACAAAGGTATACGTCTGCGTATTGTCCGGGGTGGGCCACACCGTGACCGCCGGTACCTGCTTAATATAGACAGCGGTACTGGCTGCGTGAGACGCCGCCGTCGTGTTCTGCTGCCCACGGGCGCAGTTGTAGAGCGTGTTGCCGCTGATGTAGCCGTAGTAGATCAGTTCGCTGTCGAGCAGGATAAAGCCGTTGGCCGGAAGGCCAATGGTCGAACTGAGCGTAATCGTGGTGGCTGAGGCAGTGACGAGCGCGGGCAGCGTATATCCAGTGGGCGAAGTCTGCGCGTTCAGCCGTTGGATCCACACTTGAATGGGACGGGCCTGTTGCAGTTTGTTCGGGATCGTGGCGTACGTAGAAACGCTGATCCGGGTAATGGTCAGGTCTGCCTGATTGGTGCTGCTGTTGGCCCCCGTGCGGATGACGTGCTCAAGCAAGTCCACCGTGTCGTCCGGCAGGGCGTAGGTATTCTGCCCCTGCACCAGTTGGATCGTTCCTTGCTCGAACGTCCACATGTTCACGCCCCGGTTTGCCCAGTCGGCAAACATCAAGTTCAGGCTACGCCGCGCCGTACGCAGGTCGTAGCCCGTGCGCAGTTCAGCCCCGCAACGCTCGAAGGCTTCCTCCACGATCTCCGTCAGATCGAGGTTGAACGACGCTGTTCCACTCGTTGTCATCTGAATCTCGCGGTTTTCTTAGCGATGGCCTTGGGTTGGGCTACGAACTGCTTGCCGGAGGCTTTGCCTGCTCGTTTTGCTCGGGTTGAGGCGGCGTACTCTTGGGGGGAAAGACTTTTGATCGCAGCCTCTGGAAGATACCTTTCACCCGTGTCAGAAGATCGTTTACCACTCTTCGTCCTCCACTTCTGGGCCGTCCAGTCCTTCAAAGACTGCTGCGGCTTTTTCACTTCTTCAAGCCCTTGAGCGTTTGCGCCAGTCGAGCGCGCTGCCCCATCTTGCCGGGCTTCTTAGCCGCAGCGGCCAACTTCTTGGCCGGGATGGGCTTGCCTTCCTTGGCGCCGAGAGCCTCACGCAGAGCACCGGGCTTCTTGATGGCGGACTGGATCCACTTGCCACCTTTAGCCATGCCGCCCTTGGCCATTTCGCTAACGCCACGGCCCTTGAGGATGTCGGCTTGAGTAACCTTGCCGTCGCCGGTCAGGTCAGGAAACTTCTTAGTCACGGTAGCCTCCGCCTTTGGCCTTGTACTGCTTGGCAAGCAACTGCGCTTTGCGGGCGCTCCACTGCCCTGCCGCCGTGCCCTGCGTAGCCTGCCCCTTGATCTTCTCAAAGAGAGACTTGCGCATACCGGGCTTGGTGTAGTTCCCGGCCTCGTTGACCTTGGACTTCACCTCACCACCTTCGGCGTACTCCGTGAAATCCGTGTCATCACGCCGAGCCTTACGCTCACCCTTGGGCATCTTGGATGGGAGCATGGCCCCCATCCCGCGACTGGGCATCATGTCAGCACTTCCCGCCCATCATCTTGCCGCCCTTGGCCATCTTGACCATGGTGCCCTTGGTCTTGCCCTTGACAGCAACGCCGTCACGGCTGGGGGCAGCGGTCTTCACCGCGCCCATCTTGGAGGGGGCCATACCGCCCTTGGCGTAGCCACCACCCATCATCTTCTTTGTCTTCATGCCCTTCATGTCGGACTCCTTGTTTGAAAATTTGCGGCCTTTATCGGCCTGGATGAACTCTTCCCCTACGGACGTAGGGACACCTACCTTCTTGGCGAACTTGGGGTTTGACGCCACCGCCGCCATGAACCTGTGCTGCTTACCGCTAACGCTTGGCATATCAGCAGTTCCACGCCCTCAAGGACTTGTTGATCCGGCTGTTCGGGTCATTGGCGGTCTTGGCGCTTGTCAACTTCTTCTTCATGCCCTTCATCCGAGCACAGAAGGAGTCGCGCCGAGGCCCGCCCTCCGGTTGAGGAGCCTTCAGACCCGGTTTCCCAGGATTGGCGCGGTTGTAGGAGGCGCGGCCTTTGGCGTTCAGTCCGCCGCTCTCCGACTTGCCTTCCTTGCGCTGCCATGCTGGGCTCTTAGCCATAGAACGCCACCGCACTCACACCGGCAGCGCAGGTGACGATTGCGCTCGTTTGGCACAACACGCCCTCGCCGGGGATAAGAATGTTGATGGGGCCCGCCGACGTGGCCGTGTACGTGAACAGAGTCGTAGACCCGTCCGCCACAGCCACCGTAGCACCGGCTGTAACCGCGCTGACCGCCAGACTCTTGACGCGAGTTCGACCGTTGTAGATCGTCGTCGCAGCATTGGCAGCGCAGGTTGCGCCTTTAACGTCGGTTTGCATCATGGTGATGCGCTCCTATTAAGCGACAACCGCCAGACCAGTCTTGATGTCAATCCAACTGGAACCTTTGCCGAAGCAAACGGTACCTGCGTTGGTGTTGGCATTAGAGACATAGATCAGACCGCCAACCACAACAGTGGGCAGAGCAGTCGTGGTGTAAGCCGGGAGAACGGCCATGCCGGTGGTGGTACCGGTCACGTTGCCCGTGACGTTGCCCGTGACGTTGCCCGTGAGAGCGCCAATGAAGCCGTTGTCAGAGGCTACCGGGCCGGAGAAGGTAGTGCGTGCCATTGAAGGCTCCTCAAATTGCGCTTGCTGTCTGTGAGGTCAGTCCGCCAAGCCGGTCAGCAAGCAGTTGGAGATCTTGGGACTGGTGAGTTTATACACCCGCCACGGGAAAAAGAAAAGGGGGCCGAAGCCCCCTTTTCGTAGAACCACTTAGGCTCCGGGCGAACCGAAGATACCCAGCGGATCCGAGACGCCGAACGAATAACGCTCGCGGGCCTTGTAGCGCACGTTGCCGGTGTCGAAGTCCCCGTCCATGGACGTAGACATCGGGGTACGGACAAAGTGCTTCAGGCCGTTGGGCACGTCCGTGGTCAGGAACCACGCGTTCGTGTCGGTCAAGAAGTGGTTAACGGTATAACCCTCGGGGATCGAACCGTTGTTCTTCAGGGCGTTGATGTCGTTGTCGGCGGTAGCCACGCGCAACTCGGTTTCGAGCAGGCGGGTTGCCACGAACATCAGAGCCGGGGGAACAATCAGTTTCC